GTTCCGTTTGTAGTATATAAAGATAAAGTTCCAGCAAATAGACTTATCATAAAAATGCAAACAAATGTTGGAAATATTGATCAGGGTCCATTTAGAATTGGTGCAACAAACATTTCAGATCCACTATACGGAGAAGAAAACAAGACAACTCCACTTAGGTGGAAGGTTCAATACCTTGATGATAACAATTGGGTAGACGCATATATATTTAATGAAAACTCAACAAGAGACAATGGAGATCCAATTATTGGTACTGATGGATATGTCGAATTACAATATGGATTAGTTATACCAGAAAATTATAAATCAGAATTTAAATTTATTAAAAAGGTTTCTAGTGCATCACTTCTTCCAGAAGAAGCAATAAATGGATATGCTTATTTAGTAGTACGAAACGAAGGTGATTTAGGTCAACTATATATTTGGAACACTAATATAGAAGACTATGAAGTTTCCATTCCAGAATATAATTGGGTGCTTGGTACTTCTGATATTACAGATAAAACATTCTTTGTTACTGACTTAACATCTCCAGAAGTATTTGTTGCTAATGGAAAAACATTTTATCGAGAATTTTCTTATGTTCGTGGAATTCGTGTAGTAGTAGAAACAATGAATAAATTTGACTCTACCTTTGATTTAATTGAAATGTCTCCAAGACTTATTGTAGATATGACAGATAGTGTTAAATCATATAGTGTAAAGAAAATACTATCAGATTTAAATCAAGGTGCTTTACCAGTTGGTCAACTACTTGCATCAACAGGTAGCCTAGAATTATTTGACTATGATCAATCATTTAATGAATATAATGAAAACAGCATTATTCACGGATTCATATCAAAAAACATTAAATTTATGTTTTATGAAGTTATTAAAGAAGTAGATGCATATGATTATTTTGTTCCAATAAAAACTTTATACTCAGAAGGCATACCACAGTCTGGTGACAACCCAGTAAACATATCTATAGATCTTAGAGATTTTTATTTCTATCTTGAATCAATGCCAGCCCCAAGACTTTTAGCAACAAATGCGTCATTGAGTTATGCAGTTGCAAGTTTATTAGACTATGTTGGATTTACAAACTATACATTTTACAGAGCACCAAATGAAACAGAACCTGTAATCCCATATTTCTTTATTGGACCAGATCAGAATGTTGCTGAGGTTCTTGCACAGTTAGCAGTATCTACACAATCTGCTATGTTTTTTGATGAATATAATAATTTAGTTGTAATGAGCAAAGAGTATATGTTGCCAACAGAAGAAACTAGAGATGTTGACTTTGCTTTAATTGGAACTAACAATCAGGTTCAAAATGGTGTAATTAGAAATTATTCTCAATCTGCTTTACTTCCTAACATTATTGCTTTATCTTCAAAAGAGAAAAAGGTATTTAATGATGGAAAAATTAATTTTACACAAAGATATATACAAAGATCTTATGGAAGTATAAGACAATCAACAATGGTTGATGCTGATAAAAATTGGATTTATAAGCCAGCACTTCTTTGGGAAGTATCTGGAACTGAGATGACAAAAACAATCAACGAGGTAGCATCTCAACAGGGTCAGTATGTTCTTGGTGCTATGCCATTAAATTCTGATTTAACAGATCAAGTGCCACAAGTTGTATTGAATCAACTTGTAAACAATGTTATTGATTTTGGTGAAAATGTTTATTGGATTACAAGAAACCAGGGATACTTTTACTCAAATGGAGAAATCATTAGATATGATGCTGTTGAATATAATGTTACAGGAATAGGAAATGTTTGGATTACAAATAATCAAGAATATCAAAACTACATCTCTAAACTTCCATTCAACGGAAAAATTTATCCTACAGGTCTAGTTAGAATATTTAGTACACCATTCTATGAAACTGTTGATGGTATAGCACGATTGCAAAATGGTGCTGTATTTGAACACGGTAGAGGTCAATTTGGAACACCAGTAGTATCTCATAGTTCTGGTCTTAACTCTCATTGGACTGATATCAATAATAGCAATGGTTGTTTTATGGAGTCAAACTTATTGTTTAACACTAAAGATACAGAGTTGTTAGTTGAAGGTGAAGACTTTCCGAATACCACAACAGGGGCTGCTGGAATTGACTCTGGTTTATTTTATACCCAATCATCACGAACTGGCATTATTAAAAACTTTTTATCATCATCAAAAGTTACTGAGACAGAAGCAAACTATTTAAGAACAACACAAACAGGAACGGTTCAATCTTCTGCATTAATATTAAATGGTCCAGGATTTGAGTCTAGTCAATCGCCACTTAACTTTATATCATATGTTCACAAGCCTTTAACTGGTGGTGCATATAAACATTTTGGCACTAGAATGAGAATTGTTGGAAGAATTGAAAATAGTTTGTCACGACTTCAAAATGCTGTTGGTAGCACATCCTATTTCCAAGTTCCATCAACACAACCAGATGTATCTTTAAATATTGATGGGGGATCTGGTGGTATTGGAATTATGGTTAATCCAAACACTAATAATGGATATTACTTTGAGATTGTTGCTCTTACTCAAAACAACATAGAGTCTTATATGAGACAAAATACACCAAATGATATAGAAAAGAATGTTTATATTAACAATGTTGTTTTTTATAAAATTATGAAAAAGGTTGACTCTCCCGACACAGAAAAAGCAATTCCAGTAAAACTATGGGGAGGTCTAACAAAGATTCTTGTTGACGATGGAAAGTTTACTGGTCAGTATCGTGTTACAGGTGAAGAAAATCCAACAGTGTATGACTTAGCAGTTGAATATGAAAAGGTTGGTGGATTATTAAGGTTCTACCTATACATCAATAATAAACTTATTGCAACTGTTGACGATCCAAATCCATTACCAGTTCGACAAAGTGTTGTGCTATTTACACGAGGTGCTTCACGATGTATGTTTGAAAATGTATATGCTTTATCTGAAAACTATGCACAGAACACAGTGTTTACAGTTGCTCAGCCACTATCTAAAGTTTTTGGAGATAAAGAAATAAATGTTAACGAAGCATTGCGTAAATATTCTATGAGTGGTATTTTACAGTCCACATATCTGTCGGGTATTAGTGGAATACAACCACCAGAATACAAGATGTATTTTGATGAGTTTGGAACTGTTATGCGTGAGTGTGCATATTTTGATATTAAATATGATAAGGCATACCCTGCTTTATATGCTAAACTATCTCCTACATTTAATAGGATTAAAGGATATACAACATCAGGATTTTATGCAGACTCATATGGTGCAGAGTTCTTAATATTTAATGCTACCGATTCAGCACTAAACCTTGATGAAACAACAGGTAACTATTTAAGAATTCAAGGTATAACATTTACTCAAGATACAACATATGAGTATAGTGTTGATCAATACTTTAAGAAGAATGCCAACCTTTCAAATCCAGATTTAAATTTTGATAGTACCTTGCGTAGATCACCACTTGTTGAAAAGGCTAAGTATGATGAAATTAAATTAAGCAGAATGGTTTATGGAAAGAATGAATTTACTTTAGACACACCTTATATTCAGACACAAGATGATGCAGAAGAACTAATGGGTTGGATTATTAATAAAATTATGAAACCTAGAAAATTAGTCGGTGTAAAAGTATTTGCTATACCAACAATACAATTAGGAGACATAGTTACTCTTAACTATAAAGATAGAGATGGTCTAGACCTGGTAACACCAGAGGATGTTAGATTTGTTGTTTATAACATTGAGTATGAAAGAGGTACAGAAGGTCCAAGTATGACTCTGTACTTAAGTGAGGTGTAAGATGGATAGAGACGAAGAGAAGAAAAAGCCTATTAACAAGAGAAGGGCTAAAAGAAAAGAAAAAAGTACAGGTGGAACTGTTCCAAGAGCGTGGGAAAGAGATCCAATTTCTGTTGTAGATCCTGAGCCAATCAATCAAGTCATTCCTGTTACACCTCCAAGTGTTACTCAGTCTGTCAAGTCTGCTACTCCAGAAATTATTTTGATGGATGATGAAGCACTTCCTATTGAAATAATGACGGATCTTATATTTGAAGATATTGGTGGTCAAGAACTTATTGATATATCTCGAAATGATATTATTAATGGAGAGACAATAGCCTACCAGTTGATTAAAAATCTGTCCCTTGTTCAGCAGCAATATAATCCAAACAATATACTTAGCCTACAGCAGACTTCTGATAAATATTTTAATAATTTCCCCATTAAACTTAATTTAAGGGCTGATTCTACTGTTATCTATAGAAATGCTTCAGATCGGGGTATTACCATAGAATTAACAGACATTGCTGATGATGAAGAAGTAGAGGTCCAGATAGCAACTAATGGTATAATAGAAGAGGTTGATTTGATATGATTACAGACAAAGGCAAAAGCATTATCGGCAAGTATTTGCTAGGACAGGCTCCAGCATACGCCTCTTATATTGCTATTGGGTGTGGAGCAAAGCCACTAGGAAATCTTGAGACTCCTGGAGACTATAGTGCTAAGACATCTTTAGACTTTGAAATGTTTCGTGTTCCAATATCTTCCAGAGGATTTGTGGAAGAAGATGGGGTATCAAAGATTGTGTTGACAGCAGAACTACCAACAGAAGAAAGATATGAAATTTCTGAAATTGGAATTTATTCTGCTGGTTCAAATCCTTCCGCAGCATCTATCGATAGTAGAACTATTTTTGGTTTTAGTACAGCAGAACAATGGAGAATTCAAAATGCTGGATTAATTCCACAAATCACTTCACCACTAGCAGATGGCAGCGATACAATTACAACAACTGAAACTATCTTTCAAGCAAATGCTGATAATATATCTTTTACATCTACTCAAAGACCGTTTGAGCGTGGTAGATTTTATAACAATATGATTTTGATGCGTGGAGATACATCAAATCTTTATTTAAGTGGTGGCAATCTTGCAGTTGCAACTGGTTCAACACAAATAAATTTAAGTGGTATTCGTGCAGAATTTGGTAAAAATGCACCAACAGATGAATTGCGTTTAGTATTTTCTGTTGTTCATAAATCAGCAACTGCACCAGAACCAGAAAATGTTAGGGTTATGATTGAGTTTGGTGATCAAACATCATCAGCAAATTATGCCAGATTTGAAGTTAAACTTAGTGCAAGTGATTATAATTTTTCAACCAATAGATATTTGCTAGTTTCAAAACAATTACAAGACTTGGTTTACTCTAGTAACTTTAGTTGGTCAGCAGTAAATACAGCAAAAATTTATGCCTGTGCTATGGAAAAACAATTAATAGCCAGCAAAAACATTACAGACAATGTTGCTACTTTAACATTTACTTCTGCTCACGGTCTAACAACTGGAGATATAATTACTGTGGTAGACTCTTCAGAACTATTTGGAGTTATATCTGGTGTAAGAACAGTTACAGTTACAGACTCAACTACAATAACATTTCCTGTTACTGCAACTAATCAAGTCACTGCTGCAGGTGGAGGGGCTTATATAGAAGTACCATCTTCAAATTACTACATATCACTTGATGCAATGAGATTAGAAAATGTTTCGACACAAAATCCACTTTATGGATTGACTGGATATGCAGTAGTTAAAAACTTTGATGGAGAAACAGTTCTTAAAAACCCAAATACAAACAACTATGTTGAGTTTAGGTTTGTTTTGGGGGTAACATAATGGCTATTAAGTATATAAACATTGAGCCAAATGAATTACCATATATACAAACAGACGATACAGGTGAACCATATTATGCTGTAAGGTATCGCATTGTATCTGAAGATAGAAATAGGTTTTCACATTGGTCTCCAACTATTCGCATAGATTATCCAGATACAATTCCATATACTGCTGAAGAACGAATTCATTTAAATACTGTTGGTCAATCACCAAAAACATTGATAGCAACTTGGTCAAGTCCAATACCAGCACAAACAATTTATGATGATGTAGAGACATTTGATATTTTTATCCAATGGAAAGATAACAATCAGATTGCTATAGGAACTTGGTTTTATGTAACAACTGTAACTGCAAATACATTTTCTACTTTAATACCTGAAGATTCAAGTATTAAACATCTAGACTTGGCAATACAATTACCAACAATAAAAAGAGAAAGGAATACTAAGATTACTCTATTTTTAGTAGAGAACCATAATCTTAATTAGGAGGAAATATGGCAAAAGTACCACTACCAGAACGAGGACAACCATTAGATGTCGGATATATTTATAAGTTAGCCGAAAGTGTTAATGATATATCAACACAGGTGTCATCAGCAACATACAACTATACAACAGTTGATACTGTAAGTGCTGGAAAACAAAATATTAAAACATCTGAAGCAAGAGTCATTGGTGGATATGTAGAGGTTGCAAATAACTCTACAGTTCAGGCAGCATCTGAAAAACCATTTACCTACGACTTTCCAGGGGACTTCAAGTATGCCCCAATTGTAACTGCTACACCAGTAAACATTGGTAATACACCTGCTGGTCAAAATGTCACAATCATTTTGAAAACCATTACCACTTCACGAATTGAAGGAGTTGTTCGTTTCGGTGCGTCTGGAGATTTATCTCTTGCAGTTAATTTGATTGCGATAGGAATTCCAAACTAATGTTGATGTGTAAAAAGTGTGAAGGAAGAGTTATGGTTGATAGAGCCTACTCTTCAATGGATCATATTGAGACTTACTGCATTAGATGTGGGGAGAGAAAATTTTTTCATCCGCCCACAGCAACAGGGGAGGGAATGTGGATTCTTCAAAAAGAAATCTTGAGGTCGAAGAATACAATAACTCCTCTGTAATCAAGGGTAGCCAGAAGGTCTGGTTTCTAAACGGAGACTTAGTGCGTGTTCATCACAGTTCTAGATCTACAGGTATGGTCTCTCTTTATAATATAAATAAAGATAGATTAGAGAATTGCCTTTTGTCCGATTTTAAAAGATTTAGACAACGAGCATATACAGTAGGAGAGACCGCTATTCTGATTAACAGACACAAAAAATATATCCCTAGTTTGATTAAGCGTGGTGTCATTCCGCCCCCTGTAGGGTGCAGCAAGGACGGTAAAAGGGGATGGCAGATAAGATCATACTACTCTGAAGACCACATCCGTGAGATTCGTGATATACTTGCTAGTATACATATTGGACAGCCAAGAAAAGACGGCTTAGTGACAAATAATATGACTCCTACCTCCCAGGAGTTGACAAGAAAAATGGGAGATGGTATACTTACATATACAAGGACTGAAGATGGTCGCTACATCCCAGTTTGGACAGAGAGCATATAACCTAGGAGGTTAAAGGTGGAAGAGCGAAATGATACAAAAGTGTCTGTGACACTTGGATATACCCTTAATTTGGGTAACTTTCAATCCCTAAGACTAGATCTTGGTGTGGTTGATTCAAAGCGAGATGGTGAGTCAGTAAATGATGCTATGGAACGAGTCTATACATTTGTTGAATCTAAACTTGCTGAAAAGATTAATGAAGCCAAGTCAGAAATTACTGAATAATGGCTGACCGCAAAGACCGTATGGCTTTGCTCAGTAGATACAAGAAATTACACTTGCAACGATATGAGTCAAAGTCAACACTCAATATCAATGTAGAACAATGGTCTGCAGATGCACTTGTTGAATCGTATGGTTTACAAGAGTGCTACGATCTGCTAGAATATTATTTCAAGGTAAGTCCAAATCCTTCGTGGTCTTACTTCGCATATAATGCAGAAAAGATTGTGAAAGCAATTCAAGATGTAGAGAAGGACAATGAAGAACGCAGGGTGCGTAGAGAACTAGCAAAGAAATGGTTAAACAATGAATGATTTAGAAGCAAAGGTATTGTCAGCAGTACTCAAAGATAAACAAATTCATATATTGCTACAAGCAAACCTAGATAATTTGCTTACAAGTCATAATGATGTTTGGAATTTTATTAGAAATTATTCTGAGCAGAATTCTACATTGCCACCACTAACTTTAGTAGTTGAGAAGTTTCGTGACTTCCATCCTGTTGAAGATGTCGGGGCAACTAAACATCATCTTGAAGAATTACAGTATGAATAT